CCGATAGGCCCCATTGCCTCTTGCTGGGTCTTCGACATCGTGGACCGCTCGCCGGCCGTCAGCCCGGCATTCTCACCGTACTCTCGCTCGTTGTGCTCGAGCGCCTGCTGTTTCAGGTCTCCGCTGAGATTTTCGCTTCTGATCTGGGCCGCCTTCCCAAGCGTCCCTGCGATATCAAGCGGCTTGATGCTGGCGGCGAGAGAATTATTGATCTCTGGCATCAGAAGCCCGCTCCGTAATCAGATGGACTAAGGCCCGGCAGTGGATTGGCAGAGCTGCCACCCCAAGCGCCGCCGCCCCCATAAGCCTCACTTGTCCCGTATGCGCTGGGGTTGCGGTTCAGGTAATTGTACATCAGGGAATTGCCCACGCCGCCGTTGACGGCGTTTGCCACACCAACAGCTCCCGAAGCCTGCGCCTGGCCGACCGCCTGCGTCGTGTTGCCGATGTTTGCGGCTGCGGTATTGTTGGAATTGGCCTGACCCGTGGCCAGGTTACCCATACCCGAAGCGATATCCTTCGTTGTGTTAGCGTAGTTTGTCGCGCTGCCAGCCCCCAACTGAGATAGGCCCATCAGCCGGTTAAAATAATTGCCGTACTGCTGCGATGCCAACCCACTGTTGAACGTGGCAAGATCCTTCAACGTCCCGCCGGAAAGGTTCAAGCCGCGAGCATTGGCCCCGCGTTCAATTCCAAGCTCGCCCTGCTGCTGCGCAAAGGTATAGGACGGGTCCGTAAAGAAGGAAGAATAGTCAGGGCGCCCACCTGCCGTGCCCGTACCCGTCAATTGCCCCAGCGTGTATGTCGCGTTCCGGCCGATGTCCAGATAAGGCGCATAGGAGCTGTCCGCGACGCCCTGAGCATTTTTGAAAGCATTCGCGGCTGCGTCGAAACGAGGCTGCGTATCATTGTAAGCCTGCTTCTGGAAATTCAGCGCGTTATTTGCAGACTGCTCCTGCTTGTTCGCAGCATAGATTGATGCTCCCGCACCAAGGACAGCGCTTCCAATAATTGCGCCGCTAACGAAGAAGGCCATCTACATTCTTCCGCTTGAACTCAAGGAACTCCTGTTCCGAGTTGGTTGTAAATTCGTCTTCGATCTTATCAGGGTCTTTCTCGTGAGTGCCGAGAATGGTAGTCCACACGCAATCGGTATGGCAGAAGAACGCCCGCTTAGATCCAGCCGGAGCCACTACCGTAAAGGGTGCGGACACTTCCTCAATTCTGTCACCGAGCACAACACTCATGCTCCCAGCCGAGAGAATATTGATCTGGCTGTATTTGTGGATTTTCCCTGTCACCACAGCACCAGCCGGCGCCCTCATCTCTCGGGCATAGACCCCATCCGCGAAATGATGCTCAATGCCGATCACGCACTGCGGCAACTGCTGAACCAAAGCCTCGAGCTGCCAGACCTTCTCTCGCGTGTTCATTTCACGACAAACCCGCCATTGCCGCTATCGAGCGAGTCAACATACGTAAAATCATACAGCAGCCCCGAAACGATATCGCCCGCAGTCGCCTGAGAAGCGCCATTGGACTTGAACACCTTGAGCGTTGCCAGCGTGCCCTGCGGCGTCACAACCAAAGCTGTCACCGTCCCGGTCGATGTATTCGCAGCCACAGCCCTATAGGTGTCGTAATCGAAGTATCCCTTCACCAATGGCGATACCTGGAGCATCGTCAGGGTGATGACGTTAGTACCGGAGGCGTTACACGGAATGATCCGGCACGTTCCGTTGACGAACCCAAAGATACCCTGAAGCACCTGCCAACCATTGTTGGTCAGCAACTGCGCACCATCAACGAACGGGTTCTTTTGGGCCGGCTGGAGAAGTGACGGAATCTGAGCCGAGGCCGGGATCGTCACGGTTCACCCGCGCTAATGTCGGCGCTCGCAGCAATGATCACCCGCTTAACGGGATCGCTGATCATCACCCTGATAATCCACTGCCTCGCCTGACCCAACCTGAACCAGCGCACCCGCTGAGTATCCGCACCGATCTTGCCGAGGGAATTCCATATCTCAGGATTCTTATAATTCCTGCCACCATCGACAGAGTAATCCATCATGATTTGCGGATCAGAGCCCTGCCCCGTGCTCAGACCAACTCCGCTTTCAACGTCCAGTTCAAACCTGGCGATATAGACGCGCTTACGATCCTGATGGATCGGCGGCGACGTCATCAAAGCACGCATCGTGTTGCCGAACTCGGTAAAGGTGTTGGCGTCGAGGTACCCGATCTGGCCCGAATACGCATCGCCAATGAGAACCTTCCCAAAGGCTGTCAAGCAGCAGTTACCGCGCCATCTACCAAAGGAATTGTTGTTCAGATCCCACGATTCCCGCTCATGCCAAAAGCCAGTTGCGATATCCAGCACCCAGGAAGCGTTAGCGGTCGGGAACACAAGATTGACGAACTTATGCCCCTCAAACGTGTACGAGAACGTGTAGGCGTCAGAAACCGTCGAATAAGACTGAAACGCCTGCTCTACCGCGTGCGTGCTGACGCGCGATAGATTAATGCCGTTGATCCGATAGAAAATCAGATCGTCGCCCAGGAAGAACACGGAATTATCTTCCTTGATCGGCGTCAACAGTGCCGAGCAACCACGTTCGATCGTACTTGCGCCAGTCCTTTCGAACGGGAAGTTCACAGCTCCCGAGTCATACCAGCTTTCAATAGTCTTCTGGCCGAAAATCAGCAGATTTTCTTGCTGGTTTACGATGGATAGAACGTAATCGCTCGACACTTCAGCGGAGGCAAAGTCGGCGCCGTTGTATGTCGTGCCATCGAGCGACGCTGAAATGAAGAACTGATTGCTATTGGCCTTGTCAAAGACGAAGTAGTTATCGAAGAACGTAACCGTATTGGCCGGAAAGAAGTTCGCGCTGGTGATGATCTGGAAACCACCAGTCGCCGACCAAATGAACCCATTCGTACCGTTGACAATGCAAACCTGCGTACCGTTGTTCGCCATCGGCGTGATTGACGTCCCGGCAATCGCGCCCCCGATATCGGTGGCAACGCCGGCCGATGTCACGCTGTAGAGCCGCTGCCCGGATACGACATAGGCAACGCCATTCATGAACGTAAAGCCGCGAACCGGACCCGTTCCGCAGGTTGCAAACGGCAACAGGCCGGGCGCACCAAAAACAGCAATCGGCGTCTTGGCGTCAGGCGGCTCTTTCTCGGCGTAACAATTGACGACGCGCTGAGCTGAAACCGGAAGAGATCGCGAGTTGTAGGAGCTCGTCGCGAACTGGATGACGGTCATTGCTGCGAGAGGTCTTGTCCGAACAGATAGGACTCGGGCTCCCGGTCCCATCCGGAAACGTTATCCAGATGCCCCGCAGCCATTTCCTTGATCATGGCCCAGCGATTTGGCGTGACGTCGAACTCAGGCCCCATTTCCTTCGCCAGATTCCAGACAAGACACAGACCCCATTCCTCCGGAAGATCCGGCGTGTTCGCTGAAGTCGTGAAGTTCTGAACCGGACGCCAATACGTCATCTTGACGGCGTTAGTTGCATCCGATGGCGCCGGCCAAACGTTCAAGATGCCCTGAGTATTCGCGCCGCCTCGCGGATCATAGAACGATGCCGTGACGGTCCCTGTCGCATTCTTGTTCGGCTGGTTGCGATAATCGATACGCGCCCACTGCATCATCTGGGTATCGATGCCGCTGGGCAGATTGTAGCGCCTAGTTGAGACCACGCGGAGCGGACGGATGATCTGGGTTTGGTAGACAAACACTGGATTGCCGGAGCTCGCAGAGCCCGTAAGGCCACCCGCTAAGGTGATTGTCGCTCCAGAAGCGGCTCCGCTCTGCGTCGTCCAGAAAATCGATCCGCTATCTAGCGCAACGCCAACATAATAGCCCGAGCCGAATCCCGTTGCGGACGCCACGTTGATGGAGGTTGCATTGGTAGCAGCCGAGGCCGCGAGCGTCGTCGCCGTGTATGATCCGGTGCAATTGTCCGTGGTCGTTCCGCCCAACGCATAGGAAATCTGGTTCGGCTGAAGAAAGAGCGTCGCTTCTTCTTCCGTCCAGATGTGGAGGCCCGTTGCATTGAGCGCCTTGACCCAAAGATTGAGAGCGTCGGATGCGTCCTGGATCAACTGCGCGTTGGGGGTTTCGCTCGCATTGATGACCCCGAGCTTTCGGTAGGCCATCTTGATGATCTGATCGCGGTTGTAAGTGAACGAGGACGTGCCCGAGGTCGTCATTAGAACCCACTCGGAAAGTTAGCTGCACTCACAACAGATGCGGCTCTAAAAACATTGATTTTCCCGTTCTGAACACTGAACTGAGCTGAGAAGCCCGGATTGTTATAGACCTCGAACTGAGCGTTGGTTGACGTCCCGACCATCGGATTTGGAGACCGCGGCCTTGCGTATGGGACGTTCTGGCTGTCGTTGACGCCCTTGACGAAGTCCTGCGGCTGGCGGGCCTCCCAGACGCGCCTAGACACGATCAGGTTGTTCCACTCCATCTGAGTGGACTCGGCGCGCTCGGCGAATCCGGTCCTATCGTCGATGCGATAAAACGATCCAGGTTTGTAGGAAAGCTTCGTTCCCATCAGAAGAACCTTATCGCTCCGATAAATCCATAAGCCGATACGGTGCCTGCGCTGAACGATGCCTGAGTTCCTAGCGACACCGTCGTAGTGCCGCTAAGACTCAAAACTATCATTCCAACCGGGAAGCTCTGATTGGCGTTGGGAAACGTCACGTTCGATTGGGTAAACGCGCCGCCATTCGGGAGCGTTGGCAACGTATTTGCAGTTGTGCTTATCCAGCCTGCGGTACCAGTGAGACCCGTGCTATTGACAGTTAAGTCAATGTTTCCCCACACCAGCCAATTGCCGGCTCCAAGCGAAATAGTTGTCACATCCTTAGCGGTCGCGTTTGTCAGAGCGACCGCGCTACCTGCTGGTATTGAGGAGGAAGTAACCTGACCAATTACACCTGCACCCGCGGTCGTATTGGTCGTCACGCCATTCAAGATGGCCTGATTTAGAGTCGGAGCCGTAGCAAGAACGTTGTTGCCCGACCCCGTATTCGTGACGCTGACAAGGTTCTTGCTGCCATCAGTCGCAACCGCACTCGAAGCAGTCAAGCCTGCGAGGTTTTGCGTGCCCGTGAACGTGTTGCCCGCATCCGTCCTCGCCAGGGTGGCTGAGGTCGTCGGAAACGTCATCGTCGTGCCATCCGTGCCCGACAATGTCAGCGAATTGTTGAACGTCAGCGTCTTTGACGCCGACCCAGTCAGCGTATAGGTGCCCGTCGTGAACGTATTGCCGTTCAGCGTAGTCGCGGTCGCGGCGCCAAGAACCGGCGTCGTCAGCGTTGGGCTTGTTGCGAAAACAAGATTCCCCGTTCCCGTGGCACCCGTCGAGGTCACACCCTCAATCGTCTGATGGCCCGTGAAGGTGTTGCTCGCATCCGTACGGGCCAGCGTCGCTGAGGTCGTCGGAAACGTCATTGACGTTCCATCAGTGCCGATCAATGTAAGCGTATTATTG